CCCCATTCCTGGGAGGCCCTCGGGTGGGCACCTTATTCGGAAGATCTCTTTCGAGTATCGGTTCCTAAGGTTTCTGAGATGACTCAGTGCCCTTAGCTCACTCGTTAATTGCGAATAACTCGCAATATTACGGAGGATCAATGTCTAGACCCGGTTATCCGAGGGTTGGCCACACGGTTGAACAATACCAGTGGAATTGGGAACAATTTATTCCCGAACAACCCCAAGGTGATTTGCCACCAATTCCAGCGCATTTTGTCCATTCGGACGAAACCCACTCTGACAGCTTTTTGTCTGTCTACGTGGATAAGTACGGGATAAATACGCCGGGTTGGCCTCATCACATCCAGGATAACGGTTATTTGGCAGTCTTTCTTAAAGCCAGTCAATCGAAAGCCTCGTTTAGTACGTCCTTAATTGGACAATCTTCACATGGCTCCGGTGACATCTCTATGTCAGCACTGACAAGTAACTGGACACCAGGCGATGAGTCTTACTTGGACGCTTCTGGTCAAATTGACCTTGAAAACGCGCTAACTAGTAAACTAGCTAGCAAGATTAAAGGTCAGAAGATCAACGTCGGAGTAATGCTCGCTGAGCGTCGGCAAACTGCAAACCTCGTTGTTTCAACAGCTAAACGCCTTGCTAACACTATGTTAGAACTGCGTAAAGGTCGTTGGCGCAACGCTGTAAGCACGTTAACCGGCACTTCTCCTCGCTTGGGATCTAGGGTCCCCCATGGTGTCGAAAACCAGTGGTTAGAACTCCAGTATGGCTGGAAACCATTGTTATCTGACGTCTACGGCAGCGTTCAAGCGCTTGCCGAGCGCAATTCTAGGTTGAATGTTCCTGTGATAAAGGTCAAAGTTAGTAAGACAATTCAATTGCCTTCCTTTACTAAGATTTTATCTCGGGTTCAGACAACATGGCCCGAATCTCGGGCCACTAGAACCGCTCGTATGTCTGGAACGGCATACGCAGAATTCAGCATCACCGACGATCGTCGGCAGGTGTTGAGCCAAACAGGTGTTTCTAATCCGCTAAGCGTTGCATGGGAAGTTATCCCATACAGTTTCGTAGTGGATTGGTTTCTTCCTGTGGGGGCTTATCTTGAAAATATGGACTATGCGGCCGGCCTCCAACTTCATAGAGGCTGGCTAGCCCATAAACGCATGATAAACTGGAAAGTTTCGGTTATACCTGGAGTATTCAGTAATGGATCTGCCGTCCAATCTTGGGGCGGCGGGTCCATTAACGTGGATACGGTTGTGGCAACACGTACCGTTTTCACTGAATTCCCAAGTGTGCCGATTCCTTCTTTTAAAGATCCTCTCTCTTCGACTCATGTCGCCAATGCGTTATCGCTATTGTCGACCGCATTTCAACGAAAACGTTGAGATACGTAGCGCCTGAAATGAATAGTGTTTGACACTAATCAGGAGGGTTTTCCTTCCACAGGTAACTTTAACCATACATCTGGATAATCCAAATGTCTCTCACTCTCACCGATGCTACACCGACTACACCGGTAAATCGGGCCTTCGTTGCAACGCAATCTTCTCCTGATCTTACGATCTGGAAGGATTTCACGACCAACGGTGGGTATCCGATTGGAGCCGGTACCGCTACAGCCTCCGTTAAGGAGAATGGAAACGGTACCACTCGAGTGCAGTTGAAGTTGACTCTCCCGACGCTGGAAACAGCGTCAGGGGAGACCGATCTCGGCTTCACTCCTGTCCCGACCAAGGCCTTCGATTCACTCGGAGGTATTGATCTGGTGTTCCCCAACAGGGCGTCACTCCAAAATCGCAAGGATCTTTTAGCGATGCTAAAAGATTTCCTCGGCGATGCGGTAGTCACTTCTGCTGTGGAAAGCTTCGTCCACCCTACAGGTTGAACCTGTAGTGGTTTAACGCGGGCTTTCCCGCAAAAGGTTAGGTATGACAGACCGAGTCTATCATATTTGCCCCGCTTGCGGGTCAGATAAGTGTTCTATTCGAGTATCAGCATCACCTATAAATGATCGAATTGGAATTACGCTTGATGCTTATTGCATCTCTTGTAACTTCAATGAGACATCTTTATGTGATCTGAGGACTCTACACTTTGTTCTCAGGGTGTCGTCGAAAGACTTCATCCTTGCATTTGATAGGTACAAGCCTTGGACCTGGAAACCCTGGCACTCTCAGTTCCTCTCTCTTTTTAGGAGGGAGGCCCTGTCGTGTCAGATATTCGAGTCCCTAGTTCAGCTGACGAATTATTCAGAAGCTGTACCCCTAGAAACATGTAATCTCGCCGAGCACAGATGTATTAGACCGTTAATTCGGGCTATTCTCTGTTCCTCAGGCGACTACGTGGATTCTATGAGGTATGTTTCCTTTTCAAATGGCAGCGTTGGCTATCCTTTAGCAAGGTAGCTCACATCCGATGGAGAGTTAGATGAACAAGAATGATCTTGATCGTCATGTTTCAGTTGCTCAGCAACTTTTACATGCTCTCGATTGCCCCCGTGCTTTAAGTGTGTCGATCATGCTTAAGCATGAGATGTGGGACGAGATAGCTAATCTTCAGATTGACCCGATCGCCTTTAATAACAGCTTATCTTTTTCGAAGGCGTATCAGGCAACCAGATTGCTTTCAAAGGCAAAATGGCTCCCGACTACGATCGATAAGCGAGCTGTGGCGAAAAGGAAATTTGAAGAGGCCGAGGAGCTTTGTCGGCAAACTAATGAAATCTGGTCATCTTACCGTCGGAAGAAATTTCAGTTTCTACCCGACTTAGAACGGATATTCATGTCCGCTCGAAGAAAAATCGGCAAGGTGCTTGGAGATCAATTATATGCCTGGACGGAGCTCTGTGACTTCGGCCCTGGAGCAGATGGTTCGACTGTCCGCGGATTGACGTCCGCTTACAATAAACTTTCAACTTCAGGATGCATTACTTTTGGGGCTTATCCTTACCTCGATGTTTTCACTTCTCTTACGAGTTTGTGTCGACATTTTGTTGGGGATCCCAATACAAAGATGCTAGATATAGCATTTTCGAAGGGTAATGCGGTCACTTTCGTTCCTAAGAACGCCAAGACCGATAGACCTATCGCTGTCGAGCCAAGGTGGAATATTTTCTTCCAGAAGGGTATGGGCGCTTACATTCGTAAGAGGCTCAAATTCTTTGGTGTGAATCTAGACTACCAAGGTTTGAATCAAGCGCTAGCAATCTATGGTTCTCGTACTGGGAAGTACGCAACCGTGGATTTGGCGTCCGCTTCCGACACTGTCTCAAAGGAGGTAGTTCTGGCATTATTGCCGGAACCGTGGCTCACTGTTTTGGCCGCTATGAGAAGCCCTTCGTATCACCTTGATGGTGAATGGAAAGGTTATCATAAATGGTCGAGCATGGGGAACGGCTATACTTTCGAACTCGAAAGTCTACTGTTCTGGGCCCTGGCTAGTTCCATCAATGATGACGTCGCTATTTATGGCGATGACATTATTGTGCCTACTCAGTCTTATGAGATACTCGTTAGAGTGCTTGATGCGTGCGGCTTTAAGGTTAATACCGAAAAGTCTCACACTCAAGGTTACTTCCGGGAGTCGTGTGGTCAGGACGCCTTCAATGGCGACCCGGTCACACCTATCTACTGGAAGGATCATCTCGATGATCAAGGTACTCTTACTCTGGTTAACCAGATTACTCTTCTTTCTCGCCGACTTGGTTCCTGGGGATTTCGATCTCCGGTTTTCAAGAAGGTCTGGAAGGAGCTGGTCTATCAGTTACCGAAGCGTTTCCAACAACGAGGACCAACAACTCTCTCTACAGCGGTCCATGACGTCCAAACGTCGTGGTCAGCGGTAAGAAAGTGGGGTTGGGACGGTTTTCACCTCAATCTTTGGGTACCTGAGTCTCGAAGATTCAGGTATCTTTCTTTTGAGGCAGCCGTTAATTCCCTATTACTCCGTAAAATCGAAATATCTGATTGGGATTACGAATGCCGAAAACGATATACTCATCTTGAGTATTCGTGGTCGTCATACGAACGTCCTTCTTTAGGTACTGACGGTTATACGGTTAGGGATCGCGTTGTTTGGAAAAAGAGAACAGTCTTCGTACCGTCGGGGTATGAGGATGTAGGACCTTGGGGCCCTTAGGTCTCAAACCTTTTTGTTGGGTATAAACTCCCAACTGGAG